GCCACAGTAACAGTCGGAAGCGGCGGGGCTGCGAACATTGAATTTACAAGCATCCCTGCAACTTATACGGATTTACTACTCAAATTATCCGTTAGAAGTGATTATGCCGCAGTATTTTCGCGCAATAAACTACAAATAAATGCAATTACAACTGGGTATGACAGCAGATTAGTCTATGGTCAAGACACTACAGTTTCGTCTGCAACTAGCACAGACTACATTACTTATTTTTATTCAACTGGTTCAAGCGCAACAGCAAGTACTTTTTCTAATACTGAGATTTACATACCGAATTATGCTGGCTCAAATAATAAGAGCACAAGTTCTGATTCAGTAGCGGAAAGTAATACTGCTGCAACATTTTTAAGTTTAGCGGCTGGTTTATTATCAAATACTGCCGTTATTAGTAGTCTTAAAATAACAGATGCCAATGGCGGTAATCTAGTTCAGCACAGTAGTGCGACACTTTACGGAATCAAGAACAGTTAGGAAAGGAAACAATGCCAACTAAACTAATAGTGGACTGCTCCACCGGAGTCACCACAGAGGTAGAACTAACAGCCGAAGAAATCGCACAGCGCGAGGCAGATGCAGCAGCGTTCGCTGAGGCTAAGGCTAAAGAAGAAGCCGAAGCACAGGCTAAGGCTGAGGCTAGGGCTGCGATTCTAGAGCGTTTGGGCTTAACCGAAGATGAGGCGAAGGTGCTGCTTGGCTAAGTTGTGTAAGGCAGGTATAACCCTTAGAGAAGCCATAGACGATGCGTTCCCCGATAGAAGTAGACGTCGTGATGGCTGGATCGGTGATGCACGTCATGCAGCGCGTAAGTCCGATCACAATCCTACTGCTGAGGGCATTGTACGTGCCATTGACATTGACGCTGATCTTGGATCCAAACTGCCCGAGGCGTTCGATCTTGCGGATCAGTTACGACTACTTGCCAGATCTGATAAGCGAATTTCATACATAATCTTTAATGGCAAAATCGCTAGTTGGAAGCGCAATTACAAATTCCGTCCCTATACTGGATTGAACCCGCACACGTCGCATATACATATAAGTTTTACTGCTAAGGGCGATCACGATGGCAGTATGTTTCGCATCCCTCTATTAACAGGAGAGCCGATAAATGGACGAGTTAAAAAGAATCGCCGCAAGTTGGGGCAGATCATTTCTAGCAGCAGCCCTAGCGACCTACGCGACCGTGGGCTGGGATCCTGCTGCAATTGCCAATGCAGGTCTAGCGGCAGTAATTCCGGTGGCAATCCGGTATTTAAATAAAAACGATACCGCTTTCGGCAGACGATGACTCCAGCAGAATGGGCTGCTTTCGTGGCAGCCATACTTTCGTGCGTCGCCCTGATTGTCGGTGGACTTCGTTACATTATTAGGCACGAAGTACCGGCATTATTAGAAGGGTCGAATATCGTGTCGCGTATCGAAAAGTTAGAGCACATGGTTCTAGAATTGCTTACTAATGAGCGCAAGAAAACCAACAAAAGCCGAGCGCGCCGCTAAGCGCAAGGCTAAGGAGCGTGCAGCCGCGCGCAACAAAGCCGAACCATTACGCCCAATAGATTTGTGGGCTGCTTCAATTGTTGAATGTTATGAAGCGCTTGTACGAGCCGGATATGGCGAGGATAAGGCACGCTGGTACATAGAAGAAAAGATGCGTTTACCTGAATGGATAGCGCCAGAGCCAGCAGATATTCCTTATTACGATGATGACGATGAGGATGAATGAAGCGCATAGTTGTCGTGTCGGATCTGCAGGTACCGTTTCATGACCCAAAAGCAGTCAAATCCCTTGCAACCTTCATACGAAAATGGCGCCCTGACGACGTTTTATGCGTTGGTGATGAAATCGACTTCCAGACCATTTCACGTTGGTCTAGTGGGCGCGACGAATGGTCAGGCACAATCGGACGCGACCGCGACACTGCTCAAAGCGTTTTGTTCGAGTTGGGCGTTACCCATATCGTCAGGTCAAACCACACAGATAGACTCTACAAATCCTTAGCCTCTAGACTTCCAGGCTTAATAGGACTGCCTGAGTTAGAGTATGAGAACTTCATGGGCTTCAAGAATCTGGGCATCAAGTTTCACCGTAAGCCCTATGAGATCACAAACGACTGGATTATGGTGCATGGCGACGAGCAAGCCATCAACCACAATGCCGGTTTAACGGCTCTAGGAGCCGCTAGGAGACACGGAAAGAGTGTTGTGTGTGGTCACACCCATAGGCTAGGGGTTTCGGGCTTCTCAGAGGCTTCTGGGGGCGTTTTAGGGCGTGTTCTACAGGGTCTTGAAGTAGGGCATTTGATGGATGAGAAACAAGCCTATTACACACGTGGGACATTTAACTGGCAAAAAGGCTTCGGTCTGCTATATGTAGACCGTAAAGGCGTTACCCCTGTGGCAGTGCCCATTGACAAACAGGGTTCATTTGTGGTCGAAGGTAAGCGTTATGGATGAGTGGGTTGAGCCTGAGACGCACCGCACCATAGACGACCACATAGATTTATTTGATATACAACCGTTATAAGACACGCCGATACGGCGGTTGTTGACAATCCCTAAATAAGCGTACCCTTCTTGTGTGTCCGAAATACGGATGCGGGAAGGAAAAGATGCTAGAGGCTTTTTTATGGGGCATCACAGGCGGTCTATTACTTTTAGGCTGGTTTCTACGTTTAACAAATAACCACTATCAGAAGGGCTACAGGGATGGATACAACAGGGGCAAAACGGTTGCGCTCGAAAGACATTTTGACTAATGCTAGTGACACGATCGACGAGCGATCACGGACGCATGGTCATTACGACCTCACTTTACTTAGAACGTCGAAACTCTGGTCAGACTACCTCGAACGCGAGATCGACCCGATGGATGTTGCAATCTGTATGGCGCTGCTCAAACTCGCAAGAGTTATGGAATCTAGAAGCCATGACGATAATTGGATCGACTTGGTCGCATACGCCGCAATCGCAGGAGAACTCGCGGTTAAAGATTGGCACGATCTGGATGCTTTCTAGATCACCTAAAGGTACCTGGTGCGATTATTGCAAGTACCGTTGGGGAACCGATAACTGGCGAGGACAAACGCAAGCAGTCTGGCAGATAACAAGCAAGCGGCATGGCAAGTTAGTTGTCAGACACTACTGCCACCCTTGCGCGCAAGATGCTCAGACGTGGCATGATGGCACAACCTGGACATTCAGAGAACAACTCGAATACGCAAAAGGAGCACAAACACTAGATGTTCAACCTAAACGACTATGAAGATGTAGATACGAGGATACACAAATTTTATGAAACCTACCCAGACGGCGCAATACACACAGAGTGCGTTACAAACGACGAAGAAAAAAATGTCGTGGTCTTTAAGGCTACGGCATACCGCACCTATGCAGACTCTATGGCTTCCGCTATTGGCTATGCGCGCGGCGTTCGCAAAGATCGTGGTGTGGATCGCGATTTTTGGTTTGAGAACTGCGAGACGTCTGCAATTGGCAGATGCCTGGCTAATCTCGGACTATCTGCTAGAGGAAAGCGAGCAAGCAGCCTTGAAATGGCTAAGGTTGAGGACGCTCAAACAAATGTTAAAGCACCGATTCGCGTACGCACCCAGGAACACAAGGAGTTTATAAATGCTCAAAACCCAGAAGCCGAAATTATATGGGATACAACGATTGAACCACCGGCTGACGTTGAACCCGCTTTTGCGAACGCAATTGATCTGGTTACTGAGACTTTATCTGCCGAACCGATTCCAGCATGCAAGCATGGTCTTAGGACGCTTCGTGAAGGGACTGGCAAAAATGGTGCTTATCGTGGTTGGACTTGTCCTCTTCCTATGAAGCGTAAGGCTGAGCAGTGCAAGTCAATATGGATGATTTTAGATCCGTCAGGTAAATGGGCTTACAGACCAGAAGATGAGGAGTTGGTGTCAGGATGAAAGCAGGTTGGTGTTTAGATTGCCATTATTACGCCATGCTGATCGCTGATCGGTGTAAAGATTGTGATCCATTGGCTCATGATGAAAATGTTGCTGTAATTCTAAGGATAGAAGGCGGTGATGAATGATGCTGGTATTAGACAGACGATTAGACGTGTGCGACAATTGTAACGAGCCTATAACTGCGGGAACAGTAAAGCCGTGCGAATGTCGCACATGTCATGTGAGGTCTAACTAATGTCACAATCTCGTAAGCATCGAGGATATGCAACGCAG